TGCGTCTGCGCTAAATGAAGCCACCGCTTCTGCTGTCTTGATGGTGTCTGCTGCTCCACCCGCAGTAAGTCCTACGGCAATAGTAGCCGCGCCTCCTGATGTAGCTGCTGTTGTAGAGTTTAGTGTCGCCCCCACAATTACAGCATTATCTGGCAAGGTTGCTGTGGTTGCGAGCGTAATTGCTCCTATAATTCCTCCGTCAACGGCGAAGTCGTATTTAGCCCTTGCTGTTCGCAATACTCCAAGCCCAAAGCCGCTTGAAGCAGCTAACTTTACCTCAGTTACATTGGCATTCAGGATTTTTACAGTTGTTACTGCATCGTTCGCAATTGTCAAAGCTCCTGAAGAAGCAAGTGTTGCATCTCCTGAAACTGCCACCAAAACTGTCGTTGTGCCATTTCCAACAAATATTCTACCTGATGTCTTAGCGACTACAGCCGCTCCGACACCTGAAGCATTACCTACAAGAATTGAGCCTTCCGCCAAAACAATCTCTCCAGGCGTTGCTTCTCCTATAAGATTAAAGTCAGCAACTACCGATGTTCCCTGGTTCTCATAAAGAGATTTTACTCCAGTTCCAGCGTCTGTCTTAATAAACATACAGCCGTGAGCATATCCAGCTCCTGTTGGTGCGGTTGTTCCTGTAACCAATAAAGCGTTATTATCTGAGTCATAGGTGAGGACTTTAACTACTTTGGAATCAATTACTCTGTGTTCCCCCCCTAAACGTATAGCTCTGTTAAAAATTTTAGCCATAATTTTGTCTAATTATATTAGAGAGATTTCATCCGACTAAATGAAATCTACTTACCTATTCGTGAATAGAACAAAAAACACATTATGTCCTTTGTCCTACCCACGAAAAGGTAGGATGATTGACTTGAGTTATAAACGGTCAATCAACGTTCATTTCTACGCCCAGCTCGATGCTGAGATTTTGACTCTTACGAGTCCTCGTGCTCCGTCATCAAAGGTTTTAACCCCGTAGCCTACGAGAGCTTTGACACGTGTGCCAAACCTCTTTTCAACTCGTGTGGTTTCAACTCTGACTGGAAGCTGAACAACCATATCAGTTGCTCCCCTAAGACCGAACCAAGAACTCTGAAGCTGCGCGCTCCAAGCTACGTTGGTGGCTGTTTCGCTCACAATAATGTCCAATTTGTTACTCCACTTTCGTGGGGGATAGTCATCTCTGCTATCCTCTATCTGTCGCCAGATAGTTCAGAGTACCGTTTCATCCTCTCGGATGTCCTTTCGCTTACTTCGTTGCGGCTGCACGGCTTTCGCCTGCTTGCCTCTGGTTGTCTTGTTTCATATAACCATTATATCACCGCTGATTACATAGCTGATTACATAAATCAAGAGTTTCCAGTATTCTCTATTCCTTTTTTTAATGTGCTAACCGTAATTGTGGTGTTTGGAATAAAGAAATCAGAAAAGATTTTAGAACGGCAATAAATTGTCTACCGTTCCCCGTAAAACTCATCGCCTCCGCTGAAGTGCAAGCAACATTCCTCTTACGAAGAAGATGCCTGTTTTCTGCGGAAACCTCAACATAGGTAGTGCCTGCTCCTGAACCGGCTTCAACGGCGGCTTTCAAGTTTGCTCTGGTTTCTGCCGCGGTTCCAATCAACACGTTACCAGCGGTAGAACCAATAGAGGCTACAAAAGTGAAGACAACTCCAGCGATTGTAACCGTTTCAGCAGCCGTTGGCACGCCGTTAATCGTCAAGGTAGCTGACCAAGGAAGATTGTTGTTTTGGACAACTTGCCAACCCTGCCAAGAACCGATTAAACCATTCTGAAGGACAGAGTCCCCCAACATAGTTTCTCGATTCCCTTTAACTTCCCTTAAGATTCTAACGGTATGCGCGCCAACAACTGCCACCCTGTTCGCCATAGGAGCATCAACCAAGTCAAGCTTGGTATGTCCTGCGGTAAAAACGGCGACTGCGTTGGACTGCGACAGGTCAATATTTGATCCCGAAGAACCACCGACCGAACCAGCGTCTACGGTGTGCTGTGCGCTCGTAATGTTATTCAAGAATGCCTGTTCAATTCTATTGTTCAGGGTTCTCATAATGGACATTGACGAACGAGCAGCCGCGTCATAGAGCGATTGTCGAGCTTCTACATCATCAATATACGCAGAGCCATACTTGAAAGTATTAACTTCCAACTCTTGGTCAGACGATATTAAATCAGTATCGACAATATCAGTTCCGGGAGTATAAGTCCCATCTGCTATATGAGTGAGAATCGGGATGTGAAACTTCCTTCCGTTTGAGGAAAGAGAATCAACTCCGCGAGTTCCAGCCAAAAAGACAGCCGTATTTTCTACGAAATAGGTCTTTTGGAGTTCTTTGGACCAATACTCAGAATTAAGCGAGGTAAAAATATTATTATTCATAATTTAATTATTATGTTTTACCTATCAGCCCGAACTCCGGCAACGACCTTACTGGCTTATTTCTCTTGTAATTTAAGCCATTCAGTATATTCGTCCCACTCTTTACGTCCTTCTTCGGTTGATACATCAACTTCAGGAGGATTTTGAGCGTCAAACTTTACTGATTTACCTTTGTTTCTCGGACTGATTGCGGCATCTTCAACTTTTTTCGCCTCCTCGTATTCTTGTTTTTTAAACTCGATATACGAATCTTTGACGGCTTGTCGAACTGAGATGCCTTGAACTTTAGCGAGTTTTTGGACTTCCGATTTAATTTCATCGGGCAAATCCATACTCTCTAAATCTCTTTGTTCGAATTTTTCACTTACCAAAGCGCCAACATCGGGAATTTCCTTTTCCTTTTTTAGAGGTTCAGGTTTCTCTTTAGTCGCGGCCTCTCGATATTTAATCTTTTGGCCGATGACCTTGCCGAACGCTTTGCGCTGTTCCAGTTGGTCGCTTGTGAGTTTGTCAATGAGTTCGGATTGCTCCTCTTCATCAAGTTCGTATTTCTCTATAATGGAATTACGAACCTCATCCTCTTTGACTTCCGCTTGGAATTCCTCCTCTTGTTTTTTTTCCTCAGGAGTAGGAACGAGAGTTTCCTCAATATTTTTGTTTTCCATATTATTCCGCCCATAGGGCGATTTTTGAAATTGTTTAACGAGGGTTATTTCACCTCACGACCTTTCGGACATATTCTCTGTTTATTCATATGGGCTTTATATTAAAACAGACGGTATTTTGATACCGTCTGTTGGAGAGCCGAGAGCTTTGGGGAACTCAGCTCATCCAACGGACGATACCAAATCCCAAAGCTTTTTATTCAGATTTCAATTTACTTTACATACCCTTCAATACGTTTCGCTTCCGCTTCCGCTATTTCAAGGAACGTTTTCCCGTAAGAATTGAGAGCGTAATCACAAACGTTCTGCCCCCATTTATTATACAGGGTGACCTTTATTTTTTGAACATTCGTGGTCGGATTTTCTTTGTTGATTTCTTTCGGAAGCAACTCAAACAACTCGTCCTTCTTTAATGCGGGATTGAAACCAATCTTAAGCTCTTTTAGTTTTTTTATGATTTCCTTTTTTAACATAGATACATTTTAACATATTTAAATTAATAATGCAAGTCTACAACCCGTAGTCCTCTCTGGCGACTTCGGCAACTTCCTTTCTTTTTCTTTCCATTTGAAGTTCTCTCCTAATCTGGGTAATCGGATTTTCTGTATTGATTAAACTCATTATAGCATAACGTGTGGCGTCAAGACAATGGGCAAATCCCTTCTCGGGTTCATTAGGGCTTATTACTTTCCCGTTCCTGTCAGTCGCCCATACATAGTTTCGGTATTCCTTGATTAAGTTAATGCTTCTTTTGGTAATACTAATACTTTGTTGCTGAACAAATTGTATTCCGTTTCTTACGCTGTCTTTTCCTTTTGGGGTGGGAATAATATTAAGCCCGTATTCCCTAATCTCGTCAATGCTTTTTGGCTCGGCGCTATCGGCCAATGTAAGCGCTTGAGGAAAGTTTTTAAAAGTATCGGCTATCTGACGATTATTCATTCCTGTTTGATAAACAATCTCATCTAAAATATATCCTCCGTTATAATAATAAACCGCCACTATTGCGCTTGGGTCTATACTGTAGCCGAAATCCAGTCCATATCTTTCCAATCTCGCTTCGTGAGGTATCTCATCTATTATCTTCCAATTGAAATAAATCTTGCCTTCTATTTCGCCGAGCTGTCCTTCTCCATAAACTCTCCACCAGTTCCTATTCCCCTTTCTTTGCTCTATGGCTCTTATCATTTCAGGGGACAAAGCATCGTTATCTTTATAAGTCAAAACTATATGCTCCACATCATCTCTTTGAGCCACTTCGGTGTAAAACCAAAAATCGCTTACGGGGTTCCAATCAAGAAATATAAAATCACTCGTTCTAACTTCCAACTGATTAAATGTTTCAGACGGAATGTTATTCGCCTCATTAATAAATAATCTATCTCGTCTCGGACCTCTTACCTTCCCCGGCTGGTCTGCTGAAAAAAACTCTATCTTTGAACCCGTTTCAAATGTATAAATAAAATCCGTTTTGTTCCACCTGTCGGGATTAAAATACTTATGTGTTTCCATTATGTTCAGAAAATCCCTTACCACTCCCCTTTTAAGGTGAGGAAATGATTCTGAAACTACGCTTGTTAAGGTAGAACTCTCATCTGACTGAGCCCTTGCTATTAAATAAAGAAGAATGCTTACCGTCTTTGAAGCGGCGGTCCCGCCGGACACTGCTCTAATTCTTTTCTTGAGGTTCAGTATTTTGGTTGTCGCTTGTGTTGTTTGATACATTTAAAATTGGTATCGGTTTCCCACCCGATGTTAAATCTAAATTACTTTTTGCCTGCCCATAAACTCTGTCAAATATGTCCCTATAGTATTGATAGTTTCCACCTCTCGCTTCAGCTATTGCCCTAATAACTAATCCAACCTCTACATCAAGCTTTTTAATTTTATTTTCCTTCGCTATCTTTTTTATAGCCGCTTTAAATATGGTTTTGAAACCCAAAGCGCCTTTTGATCTCCCATTTAGGTTTCTACGAGGGTCATATCCTTCTTGAAATAAATAAGGTTTCAGTTTTTTGTCAGTTTCTTCTGTGTTTTGTTCCATATTTCAATTATATAACTTTTTCAGCTTTCTTGTTAGTATAATCTTCCCAACGTTTTATGATAACATCAATATATTTGGGATCTATTTCGCAACCATAGCATATCCTTCCTGTTTTTTCTGCGGCAATTAGAGTGCTACCGCTACCGAGAAATAAATCTAAAACTATATTATTCTCTTTTGAACTATTTATTATCGCTTCTTGGCATAATGCGACTGGTTTCATTGTTGGATGTTCAATGCTTGCTGATGGTTTATTGTGTCGCCATATATCAATTCTTTGTTTGTGTCTTATCACTTCTCCACTTTCAATTTTACCTTTTAATCTCACCTTGAATCCTTGAAAACTAATTATCGTATATTCCCCATCTTTTTCTGTTTTCACTTTCGTTAAATCCTCCCAAACATTTCCTTTTCCCCTATCATCTAAAAAATAATGATTATTTAATCCACTTCGCCATCCATATAAAATTGGTTCGTAATCTTTCTGATAATCTGCCCTTGATATAGTAAAATGATTTTTAACCCATATTATAAAACTTTGCCAATGCCCTCCTGCTTCTTCAAATGCTTTTCGTAAAGTGTGTAATTCCTTACTTCCCATACAGATATAAATCGCACCATTACAATTATTTATTAAATTTTGACAAGTCAATTTTAAGAACTCATAAAAATCATTTTGATTTAATTCATCTCCTATAATCTTTTTCCTTTTTGGTATTTTTTGTGCCGTATATCCACCACCACCTTGATATCCCACATTATATGGCGGATCAGTAAAAACCATATCCGCCTTCTTCCCATTCATCAATCTCTCCACATTCTCTCTAATTGTGCTATCCATACAACCAACACAATGTTTTCCTAATCGCCAAATATCGCCCCATTTAGCCCTTGTGGGAGCAGAGTCAGGGATTACATCATCTTTAGCATCTGGTTCTATTAACAAATCTTTACCCCAACCAGTTAAATCCAACAAATCATTATCTAATCCTTTTAATTCCTCAATTACTAATCCCATATCCCATTGAGCCAATTCTGCCAGCTTATTGTCGGCCAATCTTAATGCTTTAACTTGTTGTGGGGTCAAATCACTGGCATCTATCACCGGCACTTCTTTCAATTCTAATCGCTTGGCGGCTTCCAATCTCGCATGTCCGATTATTATTTCCTTATTTTTATCTATGACAATGGGCTGTCTAAATCCAAATTTTTTGATACTTTTAGTAATTAAATCAATCTGTTGCTGACTATGTTTTTTGGCGTTTTTCTTATAAAGTTTTAATTCCCCAATTTTCTTTTCAACTATTTTCATTTTAACACTTTTATTACTTTCCCCTCCTCGCCTGGTTTGCCTTCACAGCTCTTAATCTCTTAACTGCCGCCGCTTTGGTAGGCGAAGTTCCTTTAACATTTTTTATTTTGTATCTTCCGCTTTTTAATTTATAGATTGGCATATTAGTAAATTTCCGGCTTATCAACCTCTCCCGGCTCTTGATATTCCAAGAAGGGTTTTAAGATTTTAGCGAGTATTTCAGCCGCCCGTTTTCTTGCTTTTGCTTCTAAAGCGATTTCTTTCTCGGTGGTATATTCTATGTCAGACACTCTATCTAATGAAAGGATATTCTGGGTAATCCATTTCTTGAACTCTTCGCCGTGCGTGCCGTCTAATAGTTTTTTAATTGTTGATTGGCTTATTGGCATATTATTTAATCTTTAATTTATCTTTTTTTAAAATTTCGAGGACTTCAGACATAACACCTATTTTAATATCCGCCCCCTCACATTCTAACTTTTCTAATCTAAAAGTTAATCTATCTTGAAGTTCTTGGACTTTGGCTTTGGTTTCATGCGTTATGGTTTGCCCGTGAAGATTTATAAGGTCTCCAAGCTCCCTTATTCGTTGTTGTTTTTTTTTAAGTTCAGAGTCCATAATCTTTATCTACTAAATACAATCCAGTGATAATCTTTTTCGTCCCACTCATATAAAACTTTCGTGCCTTTTGGATATAAGTATTCATCAGCAATATTAGTTCTGGCAATAGGAAAATCTTTATACTTAGGCAAGCACATTCTGGGGCGTAAATCCCATATAATTGCTACCGCCTTCCAAAACAATATCATTATTTTTTTAATTATTTTCATCATATACTACTATAATCCAAAATCATCTTTAATTTCCTTTACTCTTTCCTCTCGCTTTTCTTTTTGCTGACGTTCTTCAATTCTGCCGCTATCAGTTAAATCCTTATACATCTCACTTAACTCGTCCTGAAGTTGTTGTTTACTTGAACGTTCCATAATTATATCCCCGCCACTGGTTCAAGAACTTGAAATCCTTCTTCTTTTGACTGAGTAGTTCTTGGTATTTGTTGTTCGGGAATTATTGGAGTGGGTGGAGGAATAGGAAGCCCCTGAATTGAATATATGCGATTTAAAATCCACGCTCTTCTTAATGGGTCTGTCTCTAACTGAACCAAACTACCCAAGGTTTCTAATTCGCCGCCTATGTCCATATTTTCTCCCGTAATAGTTATGTGCAATCTCGGCAGAACATCTTTCCAAAACTTTTCGGAGTTCTTAATAACTGGGTCGGAGTTTTGCAGTTCTTCCACTTTAAGACGAATTATCTCATCGGCTAATTCCTTAGTGTGCGGTCCAATAGCTACCAAATTGTCAAAATACCATTGCCTTGCCTGCATTTCTCTCAAGCGGTCAAGTATTTCAGTATTGCCCACAATGCGAATTATATCTTTGCCTTTTAGGTCTTTGACCAACTCTGGGAGTATCCATTCCTTGAAAATTTGCTTATACATAATTCCTAATTTCTGGCGGAGGAATATAAAAAGGGAGTTAGCGCTCTGTTGGAGCATAAGACCGAGACGAAATGGCGTTCCCGAAGGCAAACTTTCTCCTCTTACTACCTCAAATGAATTAGCTATTCTATCGGCTTCTTGGATATTTCTGTTCCAGTCGGCGATAAGCTGGTCTATGCCCTGCATTCGAACTTCTACCTGATTAAGCCCTTGACTCTTAATGATATCTCCATTATTAAGGTCGGTTAAAATGTTTTGAACTATTAATTTATCAGAGGTATTAAAAATGGTCTTTGAAGCCCACTCCAAGCCACTGGCGATTTGATTGACGATTTCATTGGCTCTAACCTGATAATCAAAAAGAAGTTCAACCAACCCCTCCCTCCAAAACCTTCCCTTGTAAGGTCCACGGTGAGCCACTTTGTAAATGTCTGAAATCTTTTTCTTCAACGGCTCGGCGAATAAAATATACTTATGGTCTTTTACTCCTTTTTTAAGTCCAGCTACGATAATTTTAGCCAATACGAATTTATCCTCATCTCCACCTTTTTTGCCCTGGGCTTCAAACAAAACGCTTTCTTTAATCTCTCCATTTCGTTCGTAGATTTCGTAGTAAGGATTTGTAGTTATCTTAGGGGCGGTTTGTTCTCCTGTTTTAAATTCTTTGTTTCCGCAGTTTTTTATTACCTCGTCAATGTTTTCCCAAGTTCCTTCTTTGGCTCTTAACTCGGACTGAGTAAGTTGATGTCTTTCAATAAATCCGGTGTCGTCTAACTTCTTAGCGGTCTGGTTAAGAGTAAAGACATTATTCATATCCAAAGGCTCGTAACCGTTCTTGGTCTTTTTCATTAAGAGGTTTCCGTCCGCCGAATACTGCTCAACCTGGTCGTTAAATTCTTCCGCTCGTCCAGTTTCCCATAGCCAATCTTTAAGCCGGGCATTGGAAATAAACACGGGAGCGAAATCGTCATCGGGCGACTCCGAAAACACAAGCGGGTTACGGGTGTCTATCCGCAAATTCTTGACTTCGGAGTTAATTCTGGGGGTTAGAATATCCGCCCAGTATTTATATCGTCCCTGTTTGGTGGTTTTGCCTTTTGGATAAACCCCGTTCTTAAAAAGCGAAATCCGTCTCTTAAGGCGGTATTCGGAAAACATCACCCCAGGGCTGATTTCCACACTGGAACCATAATACTTCGAAATTTCACTTTCAAAAATCTCTGTTATTTTCATAATTATTCTTCTATAATTTCAAGTATCCCGTTCATTTGTCGAGCCGTAATTTCCTGCGGGACATCAGAAATCTTTATTTTATACAAGTCAATTTCCACTTCTTCTTTCAATATCTCTTGAAATTCCTTAAATTGTTTTTTTCTTTCTTCCACCGCTT